ATAATACTATGATAAAGTTAACTACATCAACGGATGCTCAGACCATAAAGATTATACCACGTTCTTATGCAACAAGTGTGAGCATGGTATTTAGGGATGACTCTACAAACACATCTGTTACATATACATCTTCTGCTACAACCAACAAAAATCATTTGGTTATAAGTCAAGCTCTTGCTCTTAAAGAGGGTAGGTTTTATGATTTAACAATAAAGGAAGGTTCTAACGTTATATATAAAGACAAAGTGTTTTGCACAGACCAAACAGTTGACCAAGACACGAATAACTATTATACAGTTAATCAAGGGGAATACACAACAGAAACTACCTACGATAACGATTATATTATATTATGAAAAACGATTTAAGAATAGTTAACCTAAGCACCTACACAAGCCCTGTTGTAAAAGAAGTACGTAGTCAGGAATTTGTGAGCTATGGCGATGATAATAATTACTTTCAATATCTTATAGACAGATACAACGGAAGTCCTACCAATAACGCTATTATAAATGGAATAAGCGAGATGATATATGGTAAGGGCTTAGATGCTACTGATAGTAATAAGAAACCTGACCAATATGCGCAGATGGTATCCCTTTTTAATGATGATTGTGTACGTAAGTTAGTTTACGATTACAAACTTATGGGGCAATGTGCTTTACAAGTGATTTACTCTAAAGATAGAAGTAAGATTGTAAAACTTGAGCATATACCTGTTGAAACACTACGAGCTGAAAAGTGTAATGAAAAGGGCGAGATAGAAGCGTATTTTTATTTTAACGATTGGTCTAAGTACAAGCGTGGTAGTGAACTAAAAAGAATACCTGCTTTTGGCACATCTAAAGAGGGCTTAGAGATTATGTACATAAAGCCTTATCGTGCAGGATTTAAGTATTATTCGCCTGTTGATTATCAGGGCGGTACACAATACGCTGAACTTGAAGAAGAAATAAGCAACTACCACTTAAACAATATAATGAATGGTTTAGCACCTTCAATGCTTATAAACTTCAACAACGGAACACCTGACCCTGAGCAAAGGGAACTAATTGAAAGACGTATCTACGAGAAGTTTAGTGGTAGTAGTAACGCAGGTAAGTTTATATTAGCTTTTAACGATAACGCTGAAACTGCTGCCGACATTCAACCTATACAACTTTCTGATGCGCATAATCAATATCAATTTCTAAGCGATGAGAGCGCACGTAAGATACTCGTTTCTCACAGGGTAGTATCACCCATGCTTTTAGGAATTAAAGACAATACAGGGCTTGGAAATAACGCAGACGAGCTTAAAACAGCTACGTTGCTTATGGATAATACAGTAATACGTCCGTTTCAAAGATTGCTTATTGAAAACTTTGACCAAATCCTTGCATACAATGGCATCTCGCTTAATCTATACTTTAAGACTTTACAACCTTTAGAATTTACCGACCTTGATAATGTTGCTGATATGGAAACACGAGAAGAGGAAACAGGTGTAAAGATGAGTAAAGAATGTTGTGAGTTATCAAAAGAGGACTTAACTGACGAAGAGTTTGACATCATCCTTGACGAGTTAAGGGGCGAAACAATCTCTAATAGATGGGAAGCAGTTGATGTAAGAGAACACAGCGATGATAACGAAAACATAGAGGATTGGGCTGTTAAGCACATTGAAAGTAAAGAAGAGAAATTAGAAAAAAAATCAATAGACTCTAAAAAAAGTGGTTTTAGCTACTTAGACAAATCTTTATATAAAGTAAGATACAGATATTCCGAAAAATACAGCTCAGGCAAATCAAGACAATTCTGTCGTATTATGATGAACAGAAGTGGTAGAGGTGTAGTATATAGAATAGAAGATATTGATAAAGCAAGTAACGCAGGTGTCAACAGGTCTTTTGGACATAAAGGTCAAGCATACGATCTTTTTAGATACAAAGGTGGAGTTAATTGTGGGCATAGATGGGAAGAGGTCTTATATAGACTTAAATCAAAGACTATGAAAAAGGTTATCCAAAACTACGATGAAGTAGATAAGATACCTAAGTCTTATGCACCAACCCCAAGAGGTTATAAGGACGCAGCTAAAGCACCAAAAGATATGAAGGATCAAGGACATCACCCAAATTATACAGGATAATGGCAACAGCACTATTTATTTCACGCACAGACCTTGTAAAGAATAGTATCATTGATGGTAATACTGATACAGATTTGTTTATTCAATTTGTGAAAATTGCACAAGAGATAGAGGTTCAAAATTATTTAGGCACAGACCTGTACAATAAGATTAGTGCCGATATTATTGCAGGTACGTTATCAGGTAATTATCTAAGTCTTGTTAACGACTATATACAACCCATGTTAATTTGGTACGCTCAGGTAAATTATTATCCCTATGCTGCCTATAAAATTAAAAATGGTTCTATAAGTAAGCACGTTTCTGAAAACTCAGAAAGTGTAAGCAAGTCTGAGGTTGATTACTTAGTTGCTAAGGCACGAGATACAGCCGAGTATTACACTCGTAGATTTATTGATTATATGAGTTTCAATGACAATTTGTTTCCTGAGTACAGAAGTAACTCAGATAGTGATGTTTATCCTGATACTGATAGCTTATTTAACGGATGGGTACTGTAAGATATAAACCAAAAGACAAAAACATAGTTAAACTAAAAAGATTTTTGCAAAAGACCGAAACTAAAGTATGGCAAATCTTGAAAACAAAAGAATAAAGGATACCTACGAGGGGCTAATCAAAACTAATGATAACAATGCTATCAGTAGTGAGGTTGTGCTTACTGATGGTGCAGGTAACAGCACAGGTGTCAGCGTATCTACTGATGGGCGTGTAGTGGCATCAGGTACAATTTCTTTTGGTTCTTTAAAAGATACAGGCGAAAACATCACGATCACAAAGTTTGTTGACCAAGCGGATGGGATTGCAAGTAATAACAACGATACAACCATACCAACAACCGCAGCAGTAAAAAGCTATGTAGATAGCACAGAGCTTAACGATGTTACAAGCGTAAACTCGCAAACAGGCGCAGTTGTTTTAGATACAGACAATATCGCTGAGGGTTCAAGCAACCTATATTACACAGAAAGTCGTGTAAGTGCAAACTCAAGTGTAGCTGCTAATACTGCAAAGAATACTTACCCCTCTGCTGATGCAACAAAGGTCGGACACATCACAATAACTCAAGCTGTGGACTTAGATACCTTAGAGTCAAACGTAGCTACAAATAACGCTAAGGTAGGTATTACAACAAGTCAGGCAAATGCCATCACGGCAAACACAGCTAAGGTAGGTATCACTACAGACCAAGCTAATGCAATTACTGCCAACACCGCAAAGAACTCTTATCCATCAGGGGACGCTACTAAAGTAGGACACTTGACTGTAACACAGGCGGTAGATTTAGATACTATGGAGTCTAACATAGCTACTAACAATGCAAAAGTTGGAATTACCACAAGTCAAGCTAACGCTATTACAGCTAACTCTGCTAAAAATTCATATCCAAGTGGGGATGCTACAAAGGTAGGTCATATAAGTGTAACACAGGCTGTCGACCTCGATACGATGGAAAGTAATATAGCTACGAACAATGCTAAGATTAGCTTTGATAGTACAAGCTCTACTAAACTTGCAGGGATTGAGGAAGGTGCAGATGTAACAGATGCAGCTAACGTAACGGCAGCAGGTGCGCTTATGGACTCTGAGGTTGACGCTGATATCAAAACATTATCACTACCTGCTAACACAACTATATCAACCTTTGCAAAAACCATATTAGACGACGCTGACGCTTCTGCTGTACGCACGACTATTGGCGCAGGAACGTCTAACTTAGCTTTAGGTACAAGCTCTACAACAGCTTTAGCAGGGGATACAACTACAATATCATCAGATCAAGCAAGTGCAATCACAGCGAATACAGCTAAGAACAGCTACCCAAGTGCAGACTCAACAAAGGTTGGTTTTATCAGCGTAACTCAAGCGGTTGACCTTGACACTATGGAAAGTAACATTGCAACTAATAACGCTAAAAATACTTATCCAAGTGCTGATGCAACTAAAGTAGGCTTCATAAGTGTTACTCAAGCCGTTGATTTAGACACTTTAGAGAGCAATGTAGCGACTAACAACGCTAAAGTGGGCATAACAACCCAACAAGCAAGTGATATAAGCACAAACAACGCTAAAATAAGTTTTGATAGTACCTCTTCTACTAAGCTCGGAACTATTGAAGAGAACGCTGATGTTACCGATACTGCAAATGTTACCGCAGCAGGGGCTTTAATGGATAGTGAAGTTGATGCAAATATAAAGACTTTAAGTTTACCTGCGAGTACAACTATCAGCACATTTGCTAAGACGTTCCTTGACGATGCAGATGCAGCAGCGGTAAGAACTACAATCGGTGCAGGAACATCAAGCACAACAGGTACAGTTACAGAGGTTACAGTAGGCACAGGTTTAGATGTTACAAATGGTACAACAACCCCTTCGCTTAGTTTAGACTTGTCAGACTTTACAGATATGACTGCCGACATGGAAGCTACTGACGAGTTTATTGTCCTTGATAGTAGCTCTGAAAGACGTAAGGCGGTTAACGAAATAAAATCAACTCTATTTAGTAACAATGACCTTTACAAAGTTATAGGTCTTGCTACCGATCATTCAAGTAGAGTTTTATCAGATAGTGGCACATCTGAGGGTGCTACAAGTATTATGCAAAATTTTGAAATTTTAATAGCAAACTAATGAGTTTATACGATAAAGCAAGTATAGCGTTAATACCATCAGGAACTAAAGCAAGTAAATTGTATTCGGTTTTACCTGCAAATGGTAATGGTGATTTTACACACACAAGAGGATCAACAGCTACACGAATTAATAAAGATGGTTTTATAGAGGAAGGTATTGCTACAAATGTACCTCGCTTAGATTATCCAATAACAAGTGGAGTTGTAGGGGATTGCCCACATTTACTTTTAGAACCAAGTAGAACAAATATACTTGTAAGGTCAAATGAGTTTAATACTACTTGGGGTTTAGGATCAACTATGACTTTAACAAGTGGTCAAGCATCTACATTAACAGGCTCAAATGATGCGTGGTTATTGACTTCTGACGGAACAAGTGGCTTTGGTCAGGTAAATCAATCTGTTTCTCATAG